CTTGGTGTTTACACCGTCATCACCCATTTTACCAAAAGTTGTGTAGTCTTTGCCACCAACTTTTTCTACATACTCACGGATAAAGTCTTCGTCAGTCTTTTCCTCATCTGAGTCATCTTCTTCATCTTCATCTTCATCACGCTTTTCAAAATACATGCCTTCTTTTTCTTCTTCTTCCTCGTCGTCCATGTCGCCCATGTCGTCACCGCCGAAGCCGCCGCCCATGTCGTCACCGCCCATGTCGTCACCGCCCTCTTCACCGCCCATTAGGCTTTCGAACTCATCCTTAAGGGCCTCTAATTCTGCTTCTAGGTCATCTAAACGATCACCTAATTCTTCTTCACCGCCCATTTCCATGTCATCCTCGCCGCCGAACTCGTCGTCGCCCATGCCCATGTCATCTTCACCGCCCATATCGTCATCAGCTTCGACATCGCCTAGCATATCGTCGGCTTCATCACCACCCATGGCTTCTTCAGGCTCCATGCCCATTTCCATATTTTCTTCAGGCTCCATGTCCATACTTTCTTCTGTTTCTTCTTCCTCGAAGTCATCAGCTAGTAGATTTTCATAAATCTCACGGGATTTAGATACTACGATGTCATGAAATAATTCACGTGCTTTGGCCTCATTGTCATTAATAAGGTGCTCAAGCATCTGCTCGAATTTTGAACGATCTGTCATTTTGTTCTCCTATAGGTAATGAGCTGTCAAGTATATTTACATATAACTGTAAAAATTGGTTTAAAACGGTAGAATTTTAACGAATTTTTTGCCAGTCTCTAACAAAAGTATTAAACTCATTAAAAAATATACTTTTGTAATTTGAATACTGCCACTTGGTTTCATAAAAATTTTCAACATTAACCCTGTAATAACATGTATTGGGATTATTTTTAATAATTGTTTCTGTTTGTTTTAACCAATTTCCATTGTAAGTGGCGGGATCTATGCTTTTTTTATAATTATTTGAATTAGCATAAACATTATTAAGCTTGCCTTTAAGGCCCTCATAATCAAAACCAAAAATATAGACCTCATCAGGCCCATGACTAGTGGCTAAATTTAATGCCGTAGGCCCGCTACTCCAACCTAAATTAGGTTCAAAATAATTAAAATTTTTAAAAGTTCTATATTTTACGTTATAATTAGTCCATACTGAATTAGAATTTTGATAACCATTATCATTGATTTCTAAAATCATTTTAGGATCTACTGCCACAAGATAGTCTGGCCTGTAATCCCTATATACAGCATTACAGGCATAGATCAATCCATATGGCTTGACTTCATCAAAGTCTATATTTAATCGTGTTCGGCCGTTGCCAAACACAAAACTTCTTTTCATAGAGGTTTACGTCTACACATCCAAACGACAGATTGAAATTCCTCTTGCATATAAGGAACACATCTATTTCTGTCTAATACTTCCTGCACATCTGCAAAAGTAATTTCACACCATAACCATTCATTAGGAGCTTTAATATGGGTTTCAAAATACTCTTTAGTTTCACTGTAATCGTGTGCCATAATAAAATCACCTGGCTTAAGCAAATCAGCTAGCAGATTGACTTCGTTAATTTTGTTACCGCCATCACACATTAACACCGTAGTACCTGGTCGTTGAATAAGATTTTTAATTTCGTCAAAATTGCCTTCACGAAGAGTTTTATAATCGTCATTAAACAGATTACAACAACGTGTAATAATACCATCATCTCTTAATTGTTGATATTGACCCAAATTGTGTACATCATAAGTGGTATATGAATACTCATAGTTCAACCCCTTTAATATGTTGTTAAGCGCCAATGATGCACCACCTTGACCAGTGCCAACTTCCACAACGGTCACAGGCCTTACTTGTGCAAAAAACTTTTCAAAAACAGGTATAAAATTTCTATGCTGCTGGCCAATCAAGCCATATAAACTAAGATTCCAATCCATCTTTAATCCTTTATAATTTAAGTTAAGCTGCTGGTGCAGCAGGTTCAGCCCCATACATACTTTGTACAAATGTTAAATCTTCTTCCATTTCTAAAATATGTGCTTCCGAGCTCTTCCTCAAATCATTTATCTGTTTTAAAGTTAGTCTAGTTTTTCTTGTGTCGCTACGCAATAATTCTGAAATATCACGAGCCGAATCGAATCTAAAATCATTACTGACTTTTTGTGTTTCGGGATTAAGATAGAATAATTCTCTTAGGATCATATATCTATTTATTAAACTGGCGGGAGTGCTCCCCCTGCACCTGCTGTCATCCCCATGCCAGTATCAACTCCTGGAGGCATGCCACTAGCTGCCTGCTGCATGTCTTCTGGAGCTGAAGTATCACTGGTCAATTCCAAATCACTGTCTATACCAGCAGCACTAATACCTGTACTACGTAATTCACCACTGGCATCTGTGCCAGTAATATTACTCATACCTTTTTCCTGCTTCCATAAGTTTTCATTTTCTGCCATCTCCTCTTCACTGAGACCCAGGAATCTCTTCAAGGCAAAACGCTTACTGATATAAGGAACAGCCTGTATGGTATTAAATGTGTTAATTCTTTGTCCATCAACCTCGGCCTGTCGATAACTGGCAAAGTTCTGAGGCGGTTGAAAACGTATTTCAAATAGACTACTATCAATATTAGTACCCTGATAATACAAATAACGTTTAAATTCCTCGTCAAATACACTGGATATAAGACTTTGTAACCTCATGCAATAATTGTTAAAACGTAATTCTTGAATGTAAGCAGTGCCTACCCTACCATCATTATATTGTGCTTGACTGTCATCTGCTCCTGTGGGCAAATAACTACTGGGTATACGCAATGCTCTAAATAACTTGTTAGTAAAATATTTAAGATCGTCAATTTCACCTAAATTTGTGCCCCCTGGTAAAGTTTCAACTTTACTGCCTCTGCCACCTTCAGTCTGAGGGAAAAAATAGTCTTCATTAATGCTCAACGGATTATAAGCACTGTCAATAACATTCATTCCTCCACCACTTTGACTGGGGATACGACGCTGATGTATCTCGTTTTTAACACGTTCAACAAAACTCATGGCCATATGACTGGGCATATTTCCCACATCAATGTAGAATATTCTACGCTCTGGAGCACGTTGTATACGATAGATTAGAATAGCATCTTCTAATAATTCTTTTTGCTTATATACTTTAAATACCTGCTCTAACAAACTATTACCAAATGGATAATTATTGTCCAATCCCTCACTCAAGCTTAGATGTATAACATGAGCGGCATCGATGGCCATTTCATTTTCACCAATATGGAATCTGTCTCCATATTGAGTAGGATACGCACCTGTTGCTCCCCTAGTCTGTCCGCCACCTGCAATATAATTACTGCCTCTATTATTGGTCTGATGTGGGCTAGCTTGAATCTGAGTGGCAACTAAATTTTGAAAATTAGGCGCTAGATCTCGCACCACATATTGTTCAGGCTTTTTACCTTCACTTTCGTTGACAATTACCTTGACTAGCTTGCTAGGATCTATATAAAACCATTTTTGTGTTTCTGGATCTCTAATAAAAAATGCATCACCGTACTTGAAAGTATTACGAACCATACGAAAAAATCGTGTGTCAAACTGTTGTAATTTGAACCATTGTTGAAGATATTCTCTTAATACACGAATTTCAGTATTTGTGGCCTTGTCTTTAAAAGTTAAATGAAACGTTGTGTTGTTTTCTTTATTTTTTTGTGTACAAAATTCTGCTAGAATATCCAATGCTGCATTGATTTCTGGATCCATATCCATAGTATCATACTGCATATAACGTTCTATTCTATTGGGACTACCTACATAGATATCCGGTAAGTAGCTGCTGTAATTACTACGAGCAGGACCGGCCTTACTGCCAGTATTAGTCATAGGACTACTTGTTCCAGTTTGATTATTAACTGATACAGGACTAAAATATCTACGCCAACTCATTATCTTGCTCCAAATAAATTGCCACTGGCTATGTTTTTTGTAGCTTTGACTTGATTAGCTGATGCTTCTTCGGTTTTCTTTATAAGAACATTCACTGTACTATTTAACATCTCTAATTTTTTTACTACATCGTCTAGGTTAGCTTTTTGATCTCTGCTAACTTCGCCTTTTTTCTTTTCTTCATCTTCTGATTTTTTAGCGTCGGCTTGTCTTTTTAGTTTATCTGCTTCAGCATCATTTGAACTAGTATCTTCTTTTTTGGGCTCTGGTTTTTTTAATTGATCAGCTTTACTTTTAACTATAGGCATGCCACTGGCATCCACACTGATATCACTAAATTTAATAGCCTTGGCTTTGCGTATTTGATCTGACTGCATGTCAGCATTAATTCTCTTTGTAGGATCTTCATTGGGTTGACTGTATTTTTCATCTTTGGGCATGTTTGCCAACATATCACCACCCATTTTTTCTAAATCAACACCATTTGTCGGCAACGTTTTTTTTATGTCCTCCATAATTTTATCTACGGAATTATCAGCATACTTTTCATCAGGTCCGCGATTTTCTAATGCCTGTCTACTAATCTGCTCATCTACCCCAGCAAATTCATCTGTGGGCAATGCATCTTTAATATCAGACATGATTTTACCTGTATTGTCAGCAAAACTCCCTCCTGAATCATCTAGGCCACCAATCAAATCACCAAAGGACTCGTCAACAACCTTGGTCAAATTTTGATTGGCATCACTCAACTCTTGTTCTAACATCTTATAAGCTTCTGATATGTTCTCATCATCACCAGCACCCATGGCCAATTCATTTAATTTTTGCTGTGCTTCTTTTTGTCTTGCCATGGCCTTGTCTATATTATCCTGCGCTTCTATAGCTTTCATTTCTCCATCATTAGCACCTGGCA